ACCTGAACACTTAAATCCAGGAGCAAACGTAGCTACTAATGTATATCATACAATAAATAGTTATAAGAGATTTCCATCTCTTGTAGCTTATAGTGCAAATAATATGGCAAAAGATTCTAGAGGTGCAGGATCTTTTAGAGATAATACTAATACTGTATACAATTTTACAGCATCTAACTCAGACATATTCCAATTATCATCAGGAACATTTACATCTAGAAAATCTAGTTTAAGTGGTGGTGATACAGATTACTTTACATTCACACAGTTTGGTCAGTACGTTATAGCTAGTAATGGTGTAGATGCACCACAATATTATTTAATGGGTACATCAACTAACTTTGCTAATCTAAGCTCTATAGCTAGTGCAGGAACTGTACCAGTATTTAGAGTATCAGGAGTTGTTCGAGACTTCTTTGTTACAGGTAACCACACAAATAATACTAATAGAATACAATGGTCAGGCATTAATGATGTTAGTACATGGACAGGTAAACAATCAGACTTTCAAGATTTGCCTGGCTCTGGTGGACAGGTAGTAGCAATAACCTCTGGTGAGGTAGGATATGTATTTAGGCAAAATCAAATAATTCGTATGGACTATGTTGGTGGAGCAGTTGTATTTAGACTATCAGTAATATCACCAAATAGAGGAGCTGTTTATGGTAGAACAGTATGTCAAGATAATAGAAATGTATTCTTTTATTCTGATGATGGATTCTATCAATTAGCTGGTGATTCTATTACACCTATTGGTGCAGAAAAAATAAATAGATTTTTTGATCTTAATGTAAACAAAGCATTTACAGATAGAATATGTGCAGCTGTAGATCCATTCAATCAATTAGCGATATGGTTGTACCCAAGCGTTAATAATACTTCAAACACAACAGGTATTTGTGATAGAATGTTAATATACAACTATGCAACTAAAAAATGGACTCTTGGTGAAACAAATGCCAGTACAATCTTTTCTCAGTTTGTAGGAGCATATACAGTAGAATTAATGGATATTATATCTCAGAATCTAGAAAACATTAACGCAGCTCTAGATACAGACTTTTGGAGTGGTGGACAGTTGTTTCTAGGAGCTATTGATAACGATTTTAAAGCAGCTATTTTTTCAGGAACTAATAATGAATGTGAAGTAGAAACATCTGAATTAGAACCTTTTCCTGGACAAAGAGCTAATGTAACTGGGGTAAGACCTATTGTAGACGCAGCATCTACATTAACAGTTAAAACAAAAGAAAGAGTTGCAGATGACGAAACAGAATCATCATCAGTAACACAAAACGCAAGTGGTATGAATCCAGTACGTAAGTCTGGTAGATATATTAGAGCTAATGTTAAAGTTGCATCAGGCACTACATTTACACATGCACAAGGCGTAGACTTTCTAGCAACAAGGGCAGGTATAAGATGAGTGAGAAAACTAACATTGATAATGTAAGATATTCATTTGAAACACAAGAATTTTTTCAAAGACAACTTGAAGAAGCAGTAAACAGATTAATAAATAAGAATAATACAGAAAGCGATAAAGCTTTTGCTTGGTTTATGAATTAAGGAGAAATATGGCAGGAATAAAAGACTATAGTTCAACAGCAGCAAATAATAGTTCAGTAGGAGGAGTTAGTATTGCAGAAGGTATGTTACCTTCTAATATTAACAATGCCTTTAGAGCTTTTGCAGCTGATATAAGAGAGTTCTACAATGACTCTCAATGGGTTATATATGGTGATGGAGATGGATCATTTACAGCAGCATATGCTAGTGCTACATCTTTTACAATATCTGGATCTAACGTTACATCATTTTACCATGCTGGAAGAAGAATTAAAGCAGTAGGATCATCTACTGGAACGATAGTTGGAACTATATCTAGCTCATCATTTTCAACAAACACAACAGTAAATGTTACTTGGGATAGTGGATCATTATCTAGTGAGACTCTTACAATTTATGTAGGTGTACTTTCACAAACAAATGATTCAATACCTGAAGATGTTATTGATGCTGCTAATCTAAAATCTAGTTCTGTATCTACAGCTAAGATTGCAGCTGACGCTGTAACTGGAGCTAAGATAGCAGATGATGCTATAAACTCAGAACATTATACTGATGGTTCAATAGACACAGCTCACATAGCTGATGCACAAGTAACTACAGCTAAAATTACAGACGCAAATGTTACAACTGCAAAAATAGCAGCTGATGCAATTACTGGTGCTAAAATTGCTGATGATGCAATCAATAGTGAACACTATACAGATGGATCTATTGATACTGCACACATAGCAGATAGCCAAGTTACTACTGCAAAGATAGCAGATAGTGCAATCACATCAGCAAAAATAAATGATGGTGCTATTGTAAACGCAGATGTTAATGCTTCTGCTGCAATAGACGCAACTAAAATTCATGATGGTACAATCTCTAATACAGAGTTTGGTTATCTTAATGGTGTAAGCTCAAACATACAAACACAGATAGATGCAAAGGGAGCTTCTAATGCTAACCTTACAGCTATTGGTGATTTAGCAAAAACAGATGGTAATTTTATTGTTGGTAATGGTTCTACTTGGGTAGCAGAAAATGGATCTACTGCTAGATCATCTTTAGGACTAGGCACAATATCTACACAAGCATCTAATAGTGTTACTATATCTGGTGGATCTATTACTGGACTAGGAGCACCTTCTTCTGGATCAGATGCAGCTACAAAAACATATGTAGACGATCTTGTTGCTGGACTTAAAACTAGAATTATTTGTAGAGCTGCAACAACAGCTAATGTTACATTATCTTCAGACTTACAAAATGGTGATACTTTAGATGGAATAACTCTTGCTACTGGAAACAGAGTATTAGTTAAAAATCAATCTACTGCATCACAAAATGGTGTATATACAGTAGTAGCTTCAGGTACTGCATCTAGAGATACAGACTTTGATGCTATTGGAGAACTAGCAGGACAGTTAGTAATAATCCAAGAAGGATCTACTAATGCTGAAAAAATGTTTCTATGTACTACTGATTCTGATGCTTCATTAGGATCTGATACTATTACATTTACAGAAGTACAACCAGCTAATGTTGGAGATGTAACTCTTACTGGAACACAAACTTTAACAAACAAAACTTTAACTTCACCAGTTATATCTGATATTGTATCTGTATCTAATGGAGATATTAATTTAACACCAAATGGTACAGGACATGTTACTGTTAAAGGTAATACAAATCCAGGTTCTATTCAGTTCAATTGTGAAAACAATTCACATGGGCAGATATTAAAAGCACAAGCTCATTCAGTTGGAACATCAGCAACAATAGTTTTACCAGCATCAGCTGGAACACTTATTGGTACTGGAGATACAGGAACTTTACCTTTAGCTGCTATTGATATAGATGGTGGAACTGATATAGGAGCAGATTTAGCTACGTCTGATTTAATTGTAGTTGATGATGGAGCTGGTGGTACGAATAGAAAAGCAGCTTTATCAAGAGTAGTAACTTTAGTTGACGCAAATTCTAGCAAAGCAAGTGCTGGATTTGCTGTCGCAATGGCAATCGCTTTATAGCGAAAATAATAATAGAAGGATAAAATAATGGCACAAGATTTTGAAAGAGTTTTAAAAACAAGCATAGGCACATCTGCTACAGAAGTAAGAGCAGCAGCTGATAGTGATGATGCAATTATTGGTATGAGATTTGCTAATAAAGGCACAACAGCAGTAACTGTAGATGCAACTGTTAAAAACTCTAGCACAAGCTATTATTTGATAAAAGATGCACCAATACCAGCAGGAGGTTCTTTAGAACTTATAGATGGTGGTAGTAAAGTAGTTTTACAATCAGGAGATAGTGTTGAAGCATTATCAGATACAGCAAGTGCTGTAGACTGCATTTTATCAGTAGTAGATTCAATTAGTACATAAGGATTATATAAATGGCTTACATAGGTAATATACCAGCAGAAAGTTTTATAAGTTTTGAGAAACAAGTATTTACTATTGTTAATTCTCAAACTGCATACACACTAAGTCATAGTGTTGTAAATGAAAACGATATTAGACTGGTAGTTAATAATGTTGTTCAAGAACCAGGATCAGGTAAAGCATATACTGCATCTGG